ATATGAAGCTTAAAAAAATTAAAGTTTATGGGAGATTAAGAAAGTTTCTTGGGCAGTCGTATTTTGAAGCGGCTGTTGCAAGTCCAAAACAGGCATTTCATTTTTTGATTGCAAATTTCCCAGAGGTGGAAAATCACATGATGAATCAGTTATATAAAATAAAAATGGGAGGTATGGAAATAACAGAGGATTTACTAAACTTACAAAGTGATGAAGATATACAGATAATTCCTATTGCTATTGGTGCAAAAGGTGTTGCTCTTGGTGCTTTAGGAGTTTTTGGTGGTGCTGCTGCAACTGCGGCAGGAGTAGCCGGAACTGGCTTTTTAGGAACTGCAGTACTTGGAACGACTATTGGAGGAATTATTGGGGGAGGCTTAACAGCTATCGGTGCAAGTTTGCTAGTTAACGAAGCAGTTCAATTGCTTACACCAACACCAGAAATACCTACTGCTGCTGTAATTGATACTTTTTCACAAAATGATCCTACTTTTCAATCTTTTGGTTTTGGATCAATTTCTAATGTTTCACAGGCTGGTGTTCCAGTGCCAATAATATATGGAGAAGTTTTTACAGGTTCAGTTGTAATTAGTTCTGGAATTGATACTGTACAAGCGGAGGGTACAACTTAATGTCCATAAGAGGGAGACAATCTGCTTTCCATAGGAGAAGGCTTGAAGAAGCTGGAGTTGTGCAGCCCAATTTACCTAAAGATGCTCTTCAATCAAAACAGTTCCAAACGCTGATTGAATTATTAGGGTCTGGTGAACTGGAGGGCTTTCCAAGTGCTACAGGCAGTAAAGGTTCGACAGAATATAATACTTCAGCATTAAAAGACGTATTTCTTAACTCAACTCAAGTTTTACAACAATCAGCAGGAACAAGTCCCAATGATGAAGATTTTAACTTTCAAAATATAACTTTTGAGCCTAGGTTTGGCACTTCAGATCAAACAGCAATTGCTGGTATATCAGAGACAGAATCAGAAAATAGCGTAGGAGTAACAGTAACACAATCAACACCAGTTTCAAGACAGATAACAGATACGAATATTGATGCTGTTAGAGTTACAATAGCTTTTCCTTCAATGCAAAAATTTGAGGATAATGGAGATATAAATGGAGCTTCAGTTGTTTTAAATATTCAAACTATAGAAAATGATGGTACGACAACAACTGTTATAACTGACACTGTAAAAGGAAGAACAGCAAGCACATATTTTAGGGATTATAAAATTAATCTTCCATCTGGCACTAGCTTTCCTGTCACTATCAGAGTTAACAGAG